CAATCTCTAGGTGGAGAGTACCAGAGGTCGGAAGGAGAGGCTACAGTTCGAGGAAGTGAATAGATTTCTTCTAACTAAGCGAATCAGGTCTTATTTAGTATTGCGTCAAGTCAATATCGGCGTTACTAAAGAAATGATAACTTTATCGCGAAAACGCAAGAAGTTAGATGGAGATAATCTCGTTAGCAAGGGCAAATCTGTCAAGCTTGGGGAAACAATTGAAGTAATTCCCAACAAGTCTGGCAGTATGAAAGAAGCTATACTCATAGGCAAGTGTCATGCTGTCTCGTACCTAGATGCAAGCGGTACAGACAAATTTGGCAACTACCTGTATTATGAGGGGTATGGCGATCCCTATGATCTTTTGCTTGAGGCTATTGATAGCCCCAAGTGGATGCCAGTTAATGTCAATTGGGCGAAAGCCAAGTTGGCTGCTACTGCTAGGGACTTCTTTGGTACCTTTGAACCTTATGATCCTGTTAGGGTAATTGTTCGTGAACATATCCCTAATCGATATCTTGAGGACTACGATGGTGCTTATGTCAATACCAACGGCAGCTACGCTGGTATGTTTAAGCTTAGAGACAAGATGCGTGGCAAAGTTATGAATGGAAAAATTCAAGTCGACCACGGTGTAGATCCGAGTACAATTAGAGCCATACAGATGATTTTTTTGGAAAGGTGTGAACTACACAAATCTAACATCCCTGTTGTCGTAGACCAACTTTCCGTTTCGCACAACTCCTTTCGATCTTCGGCTGCTCTTGGGGGTAATCCCTATGACTTTGACAATTGCGGTACTAAAGGCAATTGGCTTGACATCCACAAGAAGAATATGGAATGGATTATTCAGCAGTTGCTCGATGGGGCACTGCCTGAAGACATCCTAGCGCCTTGGTATCATGTTATGGCTGCTAAAGCCGAGGTGCGTGCTAAAGATGTTCCTGTTGATAAAGTCCGTATAATCTTCCAACAGTTCATGGAAGCTGATGCTGTTGGGGAGTATATGTCTAAACCCATCACCGAATGGTTTAGACATCTTGACTGGTACCTTCCCGGGACCAGTATGATGGGCAATCACTACCCCAAACTCTTGCGATCTTTAAAGCATCCTCATGCTCGCAAGTACTGGGAAGATTTCAGTCCTTCTGTCGTGCCTCTGATGTACATTTATTTGGATCAGACTGCGCAAGACTGGAACTACCTTTCTGAGACTCTCGCCTTCCTGATGTTTATCAGGTTCCTTTTTTACCAACCTGGTAGTGGCGAGAGTCATGATTTCTTTGTTAAGCTCTTTGGATGGGAGTTGTCTTGGGTATTTTGCAAGCTTATTCAACTCTGGGGAGGCACCTGGTGGATTTTATTTGGTGCCTTTTGCTCTGGATCCAAATGGACTACGTGGACCGACACCTGTCAATCGTTTTTGATCTTCTTGACGGTGTTGCACTCTATCTCTGGAGATCTAAATTACTCCAGAGACGTCATCCACCTTGGTATTTCCTGTTATGGTGACGACACTAGTGTGTCACTTCCTTACGACCCTGATAGGTGGGACTACCCCAATTTGCTGGATGATATTGTTTCAGCAGGTAGTCGAATTGGTTGCGTCTACAAGAAAGGTGGTAGCGGTATTCTTTTACCCACCGCAAACCACAAGGATCGATTCTACACTCACATTTATCGCACTTCTCCTACTGATGGTAGCGTTTGTCAGGAGTATGTCATTTCTGAAGGTCTTAAGATGCTTCAACGACAATTTGTTAAGGTCGACAAGGCTCTTAACATACTCCATCCTGATGCCGAGGATTTCTTCACTGCTCTTCCTTGGCGACCTACTGTCGACTATGTCGTTAAACTTGGTCTAGATCCTAATAATTGGAAAGACACTACTGGAGCCTGGGTCCAGTGGTACCGGAAAGCTTTTGGTCTTCTTCTTGACTCTGCTGCTAATCGTGAGGCTCACGAAATAATCAAAAGTGCCATGGCACATATTCGTGAGATCTACTCTGAGCAAGTTTCTATTGCTTGTTCTGGTTTTGAATGGAAAGACTCTGAACTGGCGCTCAAGTTGGGGGACATCGACCCCAATTTGATCTACAAGTTGCCTGCTATGAAAAACAGCTACAGGATCGTTTGTTCTATGTATATCCCTAAACCTTACAAGATTGTCGACCTCAAGCCCGCAGTTCGAAATTATTCTTTGCCTGCTGTGTATGCCACTCGTCCTTAATTTCAATACAAATTCACCGCTGCAGCGACTAGAATCGCTGGTTGCGTAATAAATCACCTCA